GATGTGTTAGCCAATATTTTGATAATAAAGATGGGCTTTATGCGGACTTCGTTGCTATCTGTTCGCATATAAGGAAACAAATAAGAGATAATCAAATCTTAGGAGGTATGCTTGGCATTTACAATCCGTCTATAACTCAACGCCTTAACGGACTAACAGAGAAGACAGAAACCAAAGTTGAGATAAGTGATGCGCCAGATTGGTTGAAGGGCGAAATTAAATAAAAACAACAACTCAAATAAAATGAATAACCAATTACTAAGGGTTTTAATTCTACTTGCCGCCATTCAAATAAATTTCGCCTGCAAAAAAACAGATGAAGAACATTGCAATATGGTTAGAGTTGAGATATACTCTTCACGCAATTACGTCTATGTTGACAATGTGCAAATTTCAACTCCTGCTTTGTTTTATTGGAAGGTAGGTAAAAAGGTTGAGTTAAGCGCAGTAGGTTCGTGGGGTGGCGACTTAGTTAAAATATCTGTTTTTAAAGAATTGATTAAAGATACAACCTTTGAAAATTTTGGGCAAGTGAAAGTCGTTTATGAAGTTCAACCCTAACTTAGTTTTTTTAGAAGATAGCTTTAAGAATCAAGGCAAAAGGATTGCAGTCTTACAAGGCGGTGCAAGGTCGGGCAAGACTTTTTCTGCTCTGCAATGGATTATTAGAACGGCAACCACTTACAAGGGTTTGACCTATTCGATAGTCCGTAAGACTTTACCTGCACTTAAGACAAGTGCAATGAGGGACTTCTTTGAGATACTTAAAGAAGTCGGGTTGTACGAAGAAAAGTACCACAACAAAAGCGAGAACACCTATACGCTTAACGGGAATTTAATCGAGTTCTTCAGTACAGACGATGCGCAAAAGATACGAGGTCGAAAAAGAAACGTACTATTTTGCAACGAAGGAAACGAACTTGAGTTGGAAGATTGGAGGCAATTAGTTCTAAGAACTACCGGTAAGATAATTATCGACTACAATCCTTCAGACTTCGAGCATTGGATTTACGACCAAGTAATCCCAAGAGAGGATGCAGGGCTTTTAATCACGACTTACAAGGACAACCCACACTTACCCGATTCACTTAAGAGGGAGATTGAAAACTTAGCAAGTGCAGACCCAGAGTATTGGAAGATATTTGGCTTAGGTCAAAGAGGGCAGTTGGTAGGGTTAGTCTTCAACAATTGGAGTGAAGGGATAGTAATTCCAGAAGGTGCAAAGTTTATCGGGTTCGGATTAGATTGGGGTTTTACGAATGACCCAAGCGCAGTCGTAGGGGTTTGGAAAAGGGATGACACGCTCTATGTCAAGGAACACCTTTATGAACGTGGTTTAACGAATCAAGATATAAGTTCAAGACTAAAAGACTTTGCCACAAATAGAGATGAGTTCTTTGCTGATTCTGCCGAACCTAAATCAATCGAGGAAGTCTATCGAATGGGGTGGAACATAAAACCAACTCAAAAAGGTAAGGATTCAATCTTAAACTCAATCGACATATTACGAAGGTTTAAGATAGTTTTAATTGGCTCAAATCTTACCAGAGAGTTCAAGACCTACAAGTGGAAGCAAGACAAGGCGGGTAAATTAATAAACGAGCCTATCGACTTTAACAATCACTTAATAGACTCACTACGCTATCTTGCACTAATGAAGCTAAACGAGAATCGAAAAGGCAAGTATGTTACTATGCGAGGGTAGTTTTATATTTTAGATTATGCGAATTAAACAGGCTTACTTTAATTTAACCTTACGGAAGTTCATCGAGTTAAACCAAATTCCCAAAGAAGATTGGCTTGAAAGGCTAATGTTTGTTTACCCGAACGCATCGAGCGAAAAGGTAAGGGACTTAGGGGAACTTTATCAAGAATTGTTAGACGCTGAAAATTCAATACCAAGAGCAAAGCTATCAAAGTTCTATCGAGTGGGTTGGAATTGGTACTATCTAAACACCAGATTAAGTTCAATCAGGGCAGACCAATTTATTGACCTTGCACACTTTGCCGGTAAGGATGAACCCGCAGACGAGATACATAACATCTTAGCTATTTTCCTCATCCCTGTTAAATCGTTTTTTGGCGAATGGCTATACAATGGCTCAATCCATAAAGAAGTGGCTAATGACCTCTTAAAGATGAAGTTAAAAGATGCTACTCCTATAATGGTTTTTTTTTGCAATTATTTAGAGAAATTATCGGAGGCTATCCCAACCTATTTAATGGGCAAGTTGGCGAGGTTAAACCTTTCTACAAGAAGTGGGGATGGATTGCAACCATAAATAATTTAGCAGGAGGAGATAAGACTAAATGGGATTACTTTTTTAAGATGGGAGTTGTTGAGTTTTTAAATTTAGTTACATTTCAAATAGACGAAGCAGATGGACTATAAATCATTACTTGGGAATTTAGGAACTGATGCGAGTAGCTTGCAAGAGATTAGCTTTGACACCACAATAGGTCAGAGTTTATACGAGTTGGCTACGAACATAAGTCAGGTAATGAAGTCTAACTTAATCGAGGCTAATTCAAGCAACGCAAGCAGCGACCTCCTTCAGTCTATTATTGCAGTTCCAACGACAAAACGGGGCAAGGATTATTTGGTGGTTATCAATGGTAACAACTACGCTGCGTTTGTGGATAGAGGGGTAAGTGGAACAAGACGAAAGTACAACTCTCCTTTCTTCTTCAAAAAAGAAACCGTTAGTCCTGCTTTCCAAAAGTCTTTGATGAAGTGGATTAGCAAGGTAGGAGTTCCGATTCAATCAAGATATTCACAAACAAGGGACTTGACTAAGACTCAAAGGAAGAAAGCCCAGATAGACGAGAAGAGTAAAATGGCTTACGCTATGGGAGTGGGGATTAAGCGCAAAGGCATCGAGCCGACTTTATTTATTCAGAACGCAATATCTGAGCAAGTAATAAACGATTATGCACAAGCCTTAAGTAAGGCATTAGGTAAACAAATTACAACGGTAATGTCAAATAATATTAAACAATGGCAATAACACTTATAACAAGTCCTAACGATTGGCAGAACGCCTATAATGAAATCGTCTTCAATGTGAGTTCGAGCAACTCTACTCAACCTAACTTTCAGTTTTTGGTGGATGTGAACGTGAGCGGGCAGACTAATCCTGTGGCAAGGTTGACTTATCCCAAACAAGTAGGAGTGGGAACGATTAATTTGGATGTGGCTAACGTGGTAAAAGACTATGTTACCTATGACTTAGGTTCGTTTAATACAAACGGAATCATAAGAAACACTAATTCAGTAGCAAAATTCTGGCTTGGATTTGGGGAGATATACGATAACGTCAGCGGAGTGCCTGTGATTTACCCTAACTTGACCGCTTATGGAACGAGTGGAAGTCCTAAGAGTAGTTCAAATGCGGTGTTTGACTTCTTAGATTGGAGTAAATCAGCCTTTAATCCTGCTAAATTACTAAGCACATCAAACCAAGTAAGCCTAAATCAGACTACCTATACTCCTTCATTGCGGGCTAATCAGCAAATGTGGCATAGTTTCTTTGACCTTAACGGAACGATTGCAATAGTTGACATAGCAGTTTTCAACGCTCAAGGAATAAGTTTGTTTACTAATTCGTTTAGTTATCCTGCAATAGTTTCGGGAATGGTGTCAATTAATACAGGATTCGAATTCTTAGAATTTATGAACGCAAGTGGTTATATGACCAACCCGAATGCAGCATACTATGAAGTTAAGTTTAAAGATAACGGAGATGATACACTCTTCACTAAGAGGATAAACATAGACCAGACTTGCACTAAGTACGAAGTTTATAGACTTCATTGGTTGAACAACTTAGGAGGGTTTGATTCCTTCAACTTTACTAAGGTAAGCAAAGAATCAGTCGAGATTGAACGGAAGCAGTTTAAGAAGTTTCAACAACTCAACTACGCTAAGACCGATAGACTAAAGACAAATTACTTTACCAAGTTTAGCGAAAACATCGAGTTGAACTCCGACCTACTTACTGATGCAGAGTGGGAAGGGTTAAGAGAATTGATGCTTAGTCCTATCGTTATTTTAGAAGTAGACAAGGACACTTACTATCCTGTTAACATTTTGGAAACAAACTACCCTATCAATAAAGTGGTTAACGAAACTCGACCTACTTCATTAGTGATTAACATTCAATACACCTTTGATAATTATCGTCAGTCATTATGATAGAACTAAAGATATATCAGTACAACGTAAGCGGTGCGGTAGTTAGCGCATTTGATGTAGACCTTTACGATAATGTTCCAATGCCTGTGAATAAGTCGATAGTTGACATAAAAGAACCAGAGCAAAGGAAGTCGGATTACTCGCTTTCAATTCGCATTCCTGCAACGGCAAAGAATCGGAGTATCTTCTCGGATATTGATAATCTAAACCGAGCGACTATCAATACAAGCACAACCAACTTCACTCCAGACTTCAATGCTAATTTAAAAGCGGAAGCAATCATTCTCAATAACGGAGTTGAGCAAATGCGAGGTTACCTACAACTTACCGAAGTACCTATTAACGATAGAGATATCGAGTACGAGATAATCATAATAGGTAAATTGGCTAACTTGTTTCAAGACTTGGGAGAATCTTTATTGACCGACTTAGACCTTAGTCAATTCGACCATCCGTGGACTACGTTCTGGATTTCTAATAGTTGGGCAACCGATATTAGAAAAAACGGCAACGCCTACACAAACTTTGATGTAAGTGGCAATCCAAAAGGCGAGGGATATGTTTACCCACTTATTGATAACGGAAGCAGCACGGGCAATCAGGAAATAGAATACACCTTAGAGAAGGCTATGTATCCTGCAATCTACGTCAAACAATTAGTAGATTCAATCTTTGCAAGTCAAGGTTACCGCTATCAATCAGACTTCTTTAATTCAATTGAGTTCAAGAGATTAGTCGTTCCATTCACGAGTGGCAAATTCATAATGACCGAGCAAGAAGTTGACGACAGAACTTGGGAAGTAACGAATAGCGCAGACGTAACCTATACCGATTCTGGAGGAACTATTCCTGTCATATCAGATGTTAAAGTTTTTAATTTTAATACTATCACTAAAGACACCGTTCCATCGGGAGCAGATACAACTAATGATTGGGTTCAAATTGCAAGCGGTAACAATGGAAAGTATCGAGTAGGTTTACAAGGCGATATAACTATTAGGAATGTCAGCGGTGGCGCATTTACTCAACAAGTAGGATTAGTGA